GTGATACAAAAGTTCTTTGACCAAGCAATTTCAGGTAACTGGAGTTATAATCCAGAGAACTATCCAAACAATGAGGTACCTGTGTCAGTAATGGCAACAGATCTTCTCACTACATACAAGTACGGTTGGAAGACTTCTTACTATCAGAATACATATGATGCTAAGAAGGATGGTGATGAACCAGCACATTCAATCGGATGGTATGATGAGGAAGAAAAGAAAAGTAGACTAGAGAGTTTACTTTGTGAAGTTGAAACCGCAGATGATGACTGCGAATCATGTAAGATCTAATTATGTTTTCAGGATACAGTAACGAAGGAAAGTTTGATGGGGTAACGGTATTCAATACCAACCCCGTTGATGCTAAGAAGCAACCAATGTTCTTTGGACAACCACTAGGTCTCCAAAGGTATGATGAATATAAGTATCCAGTGTTTGATAAACTTACTACTCAACAACTAGGATACTTCTGGAGACCTGAAGAGGTATCACTCCAAAAGGATAGAGCAGATTATAAATTGCTGACAAAAGAACAGAAGCATATATATACTTCTAATCTGAAATACCAGATCATGCTTGACAGTGTTCAAGGTCGAGCACCTGGTATGGCATTCATGCCTTACTGTTCTCTCCCAGAACTAGAGGGAGCAATGAATGTATGGCAGCTCATGGAGATGATCCATAGTCGTTCATATACATACATTATAAAGAACGTATACCCACATCCAAGTGAAGTGTTCGATACTATACTTGGAGATGAGAAGATACTAAGTCGTGCAGATTCAGTAACCTCATCGTACAATGATTTAATAAATCACGCACATGATTATGACAGTGGTAACATCTGGAGGATGGCTACTGAAGGACACCCAAATGGAATTTATGACAGAAAAGAACTCAAAAGAAAACTCTACAGAGCAGTCCTCAACGTTAACATTCTTGAAGGCATTAGGTTCTATGTCTCCTTCGCTTGCTCGTTTGCATTTGGTGAACTCAAAATTATGGAAGGATCCGCTAAGATTATCTCTCTTATCGCCAGAGATGAAAGCCAACATCTTGTCATTACTCAACAGATCATCAAAAATTGGCAAGAAGGTGACGACCCAGAGATGGTGGCCATCGCTAAAGAAGAAGAACAAAATGTAATTAATATGTTTACGAATGCTGTCGATGAGGAGAAGGCATGGGCTGAGTATCTCTTCAAGGATGGTAGCATGATAGGACTGAATGAGAAGTTACTATCACAGTACGTAGAGTTTACTGCTAACCGTAGACTGCGTGCGATAGGAATGGATCCTATCTATGACATCGGTGTTAGAAATAATCCTTTACCATGGACACAGTACTGGTTAAATAGTAAGGGACAACAGAACGCACCTCAAGAAACGGAGATCGAAAGCTATGTCGTCGGAGGAATCAAACAAGACGTTGAAAAAGATACCTTCAAAGGATTCTCCCTTTGAAAATCCTAGACCAGAGGAGGATATAGCAGAGATGATGAGAGCAATCGTTGATGCAGAAGACATCAACTATGAGGACATGGCAGGTGGATGACTGGAGAGAAGAGTACAAAGCATATACTAGCAACAAAAAGTATCTTGAGTTACTTGAGAATGGACCTAAGAGTTTATCTCAGTCATGGATACTAGGTGCACTGCACCAAAAGTGGAAAAAAATGAAGGGGATTAAGGATCCCGAACCCCCAGATTGTAGCAGTTCGTTACAAGAATGGGAAAAAAGTATCAAAAAATACAATAAAGGTTGACTATATAGTATAACTGTGTTAGTCTTAACACACACGTTCAGTCCCACAAGGGACCGCAAGTAAGCCGACTCGGAACGGAATCGTTCATCCTATGCTACCTGTCTTAATTGCCACTTCTTTAACGTGTTCTGATGCTACTGCTCTTGTCGATAAGATGAGGGAGTATAAAGTATCTGATGAACTTAGGTTAGAAATGATCCAAGTTGTTAAGGAGGAGACAGCAGGTTGTTGGGACGCAAAAGACGACTGAAGGAACGGTCTAAACAACCTCATCCTACAGGAGAAAGCCAATGGCACAAGTCACCTACAGAGGTGTCGAGTATGACACCGATCAGTACCGCAACATGGTACAGGCAGAAGCACAACAGAGAAATCACGATCTAATGTATCGTGGCATCAAAGTTAAACGCAAGTTCGCTTCTAAGAGTTAGGTAATTTATTACTTAAGAAACCTCCCCGACTACATAAGGTAATCGGGGATTTTTTATGCAACGTAGTAGATTAAAGCAGTTAATAACAGACCTAGAAGACCTTTTAGTAGAATTAAAATCAGAGGTTTACGCAGACAAAGATGCATACATTGACAATGATGGCCAGCAATGGTATAGTGGTGACGATGATGACGGATACGCAGATTGAAAGTTAGTATCGTAGGAGCAGGTAATGCAGGTTGTTTCACCGCCTTATACTTGTCATGGTATGTTAAGAATTTAGAATTAGAATTAATACACAACCCCGATATATCACCAGTAACAGTAGGACAAGGAACTATACCAGGTGCATTAGCATTACTATACAACACTACAAAATTTAATTGGCATAATAATAAAGTACATGCCACACCCAAGACAGGTTTTTTATATGAGGGGTGGGGTAAGGTTAATGATACTGTTATGCATCCATTCCCTGCAGAGAATATGGCTATGCATTTTTGTCCCCATGAAATGCAAGACTACATTCTTAACTCAGGTAGATTCAAAGTAGTAGAAGGTGATGTAGATCCTAAGGATGTGGATGCTGATTATGTTATTGATGCTAGGGGTGGTAAACCAGATGACTATGTTAAATTAACAAGTCCTGTTAACGCTGCTGTTCTTGGTAAACCAAACTGGAATACTAGAGATGCACTGTGGACTACAGGAGTAGCAACACCTGATGGGTGGACGTTTGTTATACCTATGCACACATCATCTCCTTCCCATAAGGAATCAGTTGGATACATTTACAATAATGAAATTACAAATACATCTGAAGCAGAAAAAAATTTCGGGGAAAAATTTGATGTAGAGGTCACTAGACATTTGACATTTGAATCATACATTGCACGTGAACCTGTCATAGATGGTAGGATATTTCTACAGGGCAACAAGTTATTTTTCTTAGAACCATTAGAAAGTACTGCTACAGAAGCATACCTACACTGGACAAAAGAAATTGTTTCTGCTATAGTAGAAGGGAGAACACCCAACATCAAAAAATACATTAGACAAATTCAGAATTTTATACTCTGGCATTATCAATTTGGATCTAAGTATGATACACCGTTCTGGGACTACGCAAAGACTTTAATTTCAACTGATGATTCATTTAATAAATTCTTATACGTTGCAGATCAAATGACTTGGGATCAGGCTATTGCAAGTACTAAATATGGTTATGCACAGTGGCCACCATTTAGTTTTAAGTATTGGCACGAGGGAATGACCCTATATACAGGAGAATGAAAATTATGAACAGACTTTGGAAGGAGATTACGAGAACCCCTGGACCTATAAGGGTACAGCTTTTACTTCTGACGACATTGACTCTTTCTTCGGTTTCGTCTACAGGATTACTAATCTACAAACTGGTAAGCAGTACATCGGACGTAAATACTTTACCAGTAGTAGAAAGCCTAGAGGTGGGAAACGAAAAGTTACGACTGAGAGTGACTGGAAATGCTACTACGGAAGTTCTAAAGAACTTAAGCAAGACGTTAAAGAACTTGGACGATCAGTTTTTAGAAGAGAGATCATCTCTCTCCACCGAACGAAAGGGTGGGTAAACTATGAAGAGACGAGACAACTCTTTCTAAATAATGTATTGAGTGAGGATGAGAATTATTATAATTCTAATATCCTTGGACGCTATATGAAAAAGAATTATTACAATGAACAACGCACCTCCTAATGTACAGAGGCAATGCTATTCTTTACTAGAGTGGATGCAAGATCGTAGTGATGAACTCCTATTGGATAAACAGTACGATGATATGTTTGCATTGTATATGGAATGGCATGAGTGGATAGAGGAAGACAATCCACCTGTAATGATATTAGATAAAGAAGATTAACTATGATTTTTTGGATTGGATTCACCCTCATGTTTTTCAATGAAGGGTTTGTTATGATGAGACATGTATCACCTTTCTTTGCTAGACTTAGAGATAAGGTG